ATGTACCAACAGTAATACCCACAGTAATAGAAGGGGCAAGTTTGTTTGGATTGCAATTAACCCCAGATGTGATAGAATATGTTACTGTAGAAGGGATGTTGAAGTTTGATGAAATATTTAAATGGGCAACAATGATAATTGAATTCTACTTTGGAGCACAACTAGCAAAAGGTAGGTAATAAATGAAAAGGGCAATTGTTATACCCGACCAGCATTTTCCTGTACATGATGAAAAAGCGGTTAAAGTTGTATTAGAAGCGATAGATTTTATTAAACCAGACATATTTATTAATCTGGGTGATGTTGGAGAATGGGAATCTGTATCTAGTCATAAATATAAAAGACGAAAACAACCACCATTAGAGTATCAACTTCCAGAAATAGATAAAGAAATTGAAGCTGTCAATAAACAAATAGATAGATTTGATAAAGCGTTAGATAAAGTAAAGTGTACTACTAGGCATATATTAGCTGGAAATCACGATGAATGGTTAGATTCTTTTGTAGAGGCAAATCCATATTTAGAAAAGTATACATTTAGAAATGCTTGTAAATGGGATGAGAGAGGATATGAGTATCGTAAGTACAATGAAGTATTAAGCATTGGTAAGTTATCTTTTGTACATGGTGCGTATACAGGTGGCAATCATGCTAAGAAACATTTAGATGCTTACGGAACAAATTTAATGTATGGCCACGTACATGACGTAGCACGACACTCAGCTACTAGATTGTTAGATGGAAACATAAGTTCATGGGCTATGGGTTGTTTAAAAGATATGTCAGCAGAAAACAACACATGGCTTAAAGGTAGATTACATAATTGGAATCATGCTTTTGGAATTGTAACTTTTTTTGATAATGGAAATTTTCAAGTAGAAGTTGTAGACATTGTAAAAGGAAAAGCCTCAGTGTGGGGAACAATAATTAAAGGATAGCTAATGACATATAGACAAATAATTAATGGAATATTAATAAGACTTAGAGAAGAGACTATTCCTCTTGATTGGTCTGGCAATATTAATGACAATGCTACTATTACAGATTACCAAAAAGTAATAGGTTCTTTAGTTAATGATGCAAAAAGAAATATAGAATCATATCACGATTGGTTAGTTCTAAGAGATACAAAAGAAATAGATACTGTAATTGGACAAAAAAATTATGGTTTAGAAATTGGACAAGAGTTTAAAATTGTAGATGTAATAAACCAAAATACAGGACAACACTTAAATCAAGTAAGTAAAGTTTATATTAACACAGTAAGATATCCATCAGATGATACTGGTGAACCTTTATATTATGCTTTTAATGGTACTAATTCTACAAATTTTACTACTAATTTAAAAGTTGATTTATCGCCAATACCTACTGAAGTACATAAAATTTCTTTTGATTTTGTAAAACCTCAAGATGAATTAACATTGTCGTTAGAACAATTAAAAATTCCAACACAACCAGTTTTGTTAGCTGCTTGGGCTAGAGCAATTGCAGAAAGAGGTGAAGATGGTGGAACACAATCTAGTGTAATGGCTCAAGAAGCAAAAGATGCTCTTAATCAAGCTATTATAATAGATAGTGGAAATACACAATATGAACAAGATTGGTATATTAGATAATGGCAAAACAACTATCATATAATCCTTTACTTGACATTGGTATTAATGGTTTAAATACACAAACTAACCCTGCCTCATTAGAAGCAGCTTGGCTTGTTAAAGCAGAAAATATAGTTATCAAAGAATCTGGTCGTTTGTCTATACGAAAAGGTTTACAACAAAAAATAATTCCTAACGCTACTAATTCAATAACTTCTATAGTTGAGCACAACGACCAAGGAACTAATAAAATATTTGCAAGTCATGGAGGAAGTATATACACAGTAGATTTTACATCTCCTAATGCAGCCTTTCCTTCTAGTGGTGTTGATGTTAAACATACTGTATCTGGTACAACAGGTAATTGGCAATTTATAAATTTTAATAATAGATTACATTGTTTACATGCGGGAGCAGTTCCACAAAGATATGATGGTTCTGCTGCTTCTAATGAAAAATGGTCTAATACTTATACTACTAATGCAATAAATTTAGCAAATGGTAGTGAAATAACAGATACCGAACATGTAAGTAATGGTATTTTAAAAGATAAAAGTTATCAAATTACTGCTTTAGGCACTCCACCTACTCCGTTTGATTTAGTTGGTGGTGCTACTGACAATGCTGTAGGTGAAATTTTTACTGCAACTCATGCTGGTGCTGATGGTCAAAGTGAATTGATAGCAATGAACAAAATGATAACTGGCACAGTATATAAAATTATTAATTTAGGAGATTCAGCCAGTTCTTTTACTGCTTCTGGTGCTGATAATAGTCCAGCAGTAGATGAAATATTTACAGCAAATGCTATTTTAGGTACTGGAACTGGACTTGTAAGAGAAGTTTTAAATACTACTAATGGAAAAGTAGTAGAAATAAAAACTAATCCTACGCTTACTACTATTACAATAGATAGCACAAGTGGTTTTCCTACTACTGGACAAATTATTATTGATGATGAAATTGTTACTTATACTGGTAAAACAAATACATCATTTACTGGATGTATTAGAGGTGCAAAAGGAACTACCGCTACACATCATTTAGATAATGCTGTAGTTACTAATAATACTGCACCTCCAAGCGTTACTTCTGGTGAATTTAAACCTACTTGTGGTGTGGGTTTTTATGGCAGACTTTGGTTAGGAGGAGTAGCAGAAGAAAAAGATATTTTGCATTATTCTGCTTTATTAGATGGTGATGACTTTACTTTAAGAAGTGGTGGTGGAGCATTTGATTTAAAAAGTGTTTGGGGTAGAGATGACATTATTGCCATAGCACCTTTTTATGGTCAGCTTGCAGTCTTTGGAAAAAATAATATTGCTATATATGATAGACCAGATTCAGTATCAGACATGCAACTTAATGAAGTTATACGAGGAATAGGATGTATTGCAAGAGATTCAATACAAGCTATTGGCGATGATTTAGTTTTCTTGTCTAGCACAGGTCTTAGGTCTTTAGCACGTACTACAGAAAAAGATAAAGTTCCTCTTACTGATTTATCTGTAAATATAAAAGATAGATTAATTAGAAATTTAGAACAAAGTAAAGAAATAAAATCTGCTTACATAGAAAATGAAGGCGTGTATATTTTATTTTTTACAGATAGTAATTTAACTTACATTTTTGATTTTAAATATTTAACTCCTAATGCAGCACCAAGAATAACAACATGGACATTTGCTAAAGAAAGGCATCCAACAAGTATAGCTTATACTGAATTGCACGGAATGTTAGTAGGACAAGAAGATGGTGGTATTGCAGAGTACAAAGGTTATTTTGATACAACTGCATCTTTTGTTAGTAATGCTGTTGTTCAATCTTTTTCTTCTTATACAATGAATTTTGAAACAGTTTGGTTAAATTTAGGTGAAACAGTACAAGCATCTTTATTAAAAAAATTGTTTATGGTTCTTGAAGGAGGAGCAGGCTCTACATTATTTTTAAAATGGTATAAAGATTTTCTTCAAGCACCTTTTAAAACAACACAAATTAAATTAAATCCTAGAACTTTAGGTAATAATTCATTATACGGAATAAAATCAATAATAAATACAGTACAACCTGCTAGTACATTGTATGGAAGTCAACCAGTTGTAACTCTTACAGTAGGTTCTCTTGTTGTTAATAGTTATTATGCTATTTCAAATCTTGGAAATACTAGTCAAAGTCAATGGAATACTGTTGCTGGTACAACTAGTTCACCTGTTACTTATTCAGTAGGAGATGTAATTAAAGTTTCTGTTAATAGTCAAAACATTGGTAATGGACAAGTTGTAAGCCATGTTCATGTAAGTGCAAATCATACTCATTCATACACTTATGCACCAATATATGGATTAAAAGAATACAGAACACCTTTAATTGGTTCAGCAAAATATTTAAAAATATCTATAGCAATAATAAGTAATGGATATTCTACATCTTTACAAAACATGACACTTTTACACAAACAAGGAAAAATAAGATAATGCCAAATTATTCAAAAGTTGTAGCTTGGGCTAATAAAGATTCTCTTGCTGACACAGATGTTAATAAAATTATAAGTGGTGCTGATTTTCACGATGAATTTTCTGAGATAGAAGATTCAATAGAAACTAAAGCAGAAATTAATGGTACAGCATCAGAAACATTTGCAGCAGCAATATCAGCATCAGCTTTAACTACCTCTACAACACAAGTACCAAACACAGCTTGGGTACAAGCACTAATTACAGCAACAAAAACTGTTTTATATCCAGTAGGTTCTATTTATATTAACGCTGCGGTTGCAACAAATCCAGCGACACTTTTAGGATTTGGTGTTTGGACAGCATACGCTACTGGTAGAGCGTTAGTTGGTAAAGAAAGTTCTGGAACATTTGACACGCTTAATGAAGAACAAGGTGCAGATATCCACGAATTAAGTGTTGCAGAATTAGCCCCTCACAATCACGTATATAATAGACATGTTACAAGTGGGCAACAGAATGGCCCGATTAGTTTAGATGATAGTCATCCACTTACAAACGCTAATACAAGCACTACTGGTGATGGTGTAGGACACAACAACATTCAACGAAGTATCACAGTTTACATGTGGAAAAGAGCATCATAATTAGGAGATAGAAATGGCAGAAGGTTACGATAAAGCAGCATATGGGGGTCAAGTAAAAGATAGTAAATCAACTCGAAATACTAAAAATGGTGGTGAGAGTAATATAAACTTAAGCGACCTTTTTGATATAGTAGGTGGTTTGTTTACTGGTAATAAACAAAAAAAGATTGCTGAAGAAAATAGAGCATATCAAGAAGAAAGAGAAAGAGTAGCTTACGAAAGGTCATTGCCTTGGAATAGTACAAGTGCTGCTGGTTCTGTTACTTTTGACCCAGAAACTAAATTGATGTTACAATCTTTATCGCCAGAAATGCAAGCATTAATGGGTAATTTTTTAGGACAATCAACTGCTTCTTCTGAGGAACTAGCAAGATTAACAGCAGACCCATACGCTATGGAACAAGAACAGTTTAAAAGATTTGAAGATATGAACGCTGACTCTTACAATCAAGCAAGATTACAAGGCGAAGAATCAGCATTGGCTTCTGGAAGAATGGGTGGAACTCAAGGTTACTACGATAGTCTTGCTACTGAAGATGCTATTAATCAAAATAGAATGGCTGGTCAAATGGCTTCTATAGGTACTGGTATGGATTATAGAAATATGTTAGGACAAGAATCACTTAATTTTGGTCAAGGCGGTATGAATGTAGCAGGTATGCTTAATTCACAGGCAGACTTAGGTAGACTTATAGGACAAGGTTCTAATTTTGGAGGTGGCTCTAATTCAGTA